GATACCTTTGAAAGATTTACAAACAAATACTTTCCACGAGCAGAGTGTTGGGAAACTGCAAAGCATGAACGTGTATGCAAGCGTTTCAACAACTGCAAATTCATGAGGAACTTTTGCCATGACTGAGGGACAAGTATTATTATTAACAATAGCATTTGTCATAATCATAACTTTATTGACTAATGCAATCGTAGGAATATTCATATGAGTAAGTACAACAAGCAAAAGAAACCCAGAAAAGAGATTCTGACGGACTTGCTGGTAGCCATCGTATGTATAGCAATAATTGGTGGGATGTTAGTCTATGCCCACTTTGATATAGCGAGGATAATAAACGGATGATATTAGAAACAGCATTAATGTGCATGGCAGTAAATATTTACCACGAAGCTGGGAATCAATCCATGTTAGGACAGATGGCCGTAGGACAAGTGGTAATGAATAGGGTAGCAGACAGCCGTTTTCCAGACACAGTATGTGAAGTCGTAAAAGAAGCCGTGACATACAAAGGAACAAACAAGCCTGTGCTACACAAATGCCAGTTTAGTTGGTATTGTGATGGTAAGAAAGATGAGCCTAACTTTGAAAGCAATACTTGGAGTCTGGCTCTTGAACACGCATCTATTATGCTCACAAAGACCATAGTTCTGGACGTTACAGAGGGTGCAACGCACTATCATGCGACTTATGTGCGTCCAGCATGGGCAAAAACTAAGACAAGAACGACAAGAATCGACAGACATATATTTTACAGATGGGAAAGGTAGGTTTTTATGAGATATGTACAAAAAAGAGTGTTGGGTGACGGAAAAGCACACTACAGATTCAATCCACCACAATATTTAGTGGACGAGGGAATCGTAGCACGAACAGAGCTAGGGACGGACGTTCCAAATGTCAAATTATTGGCAACGAATCTCAACAAAACGATAGATGAATACAGAACAAACAAGAAACAAATACAGAACATAAAAAGAACAAGTACTCTGTCTGATTTAATTGACAGTTACTTTTTATCTAATGATTTCAATATGTTACGAGATAGTTCTAAACATGATTACAGATACTTTTTAGAAGTTTTGCGAGGGACTTCTGGCTCAAAAAAGTTTATGGCCATCACAAGCAGAGATGCAAAGGTATCTTACGAGAGGTGGGTAAACAGAGGAGTGACTTTGGCGAATCATGTATGCTCTTGTGCATCAATCGTGTTCAATTATGCCATCAGCATGGAATATACCACGTTCAATCCCTATAAAACTGTCAAACGTAGGCTTCCTAAGAAAAGAAAAGTGGTTTGGTCACAAGAAGATGTCAAAAAAATGCTTGACTTTTGTTATAGTGACTTCAAATACCGAAGTATTGGCCTTATAGTGCAGATGGCCTACGAATGGTGTCAAAGAATTGGCGATATGCGAGTTTTGAAGTGGGAGAATGTGGACTTACCCAGAGGACATCTATATTTAGAGCAAAGTAAACGTAGGTCGGTGGTGTTTTTACCAATATCAGACGGACTGACTGCCATGCTGAAAGAACAGAAAGAAGATTTTGGCTTTCAACCCTACGTGTGTCCCAAAATAAAGCCTGTACAGGGCGAATACAAGCCTTATGGTATGTATGAAGTCGGAATGTTGGCAAGGCGAGTCATGAGAAGAATAGGACTGTCTGACGAACTGCGACTTATGGACTTACGAAGAACAGGCGTGACCGAAATGGTTGATGCTGGTGTAGATATAAGCCAGATTATGTCAGTTACAGGCCATACAAATATAGGTTCAGTACAGCCTTACATAAAAAATACATTCACAAGTGCAAATAATGCTTTGACAGCTAGAACGAATCATGTTAAAAGCATTTTAAATGCCGACACGGAGAGTGATACATTATGATAAATGATATATACAGTTTAGTGTTAGGACTAGAGTTACGTAATGGAGAAACCAAGCGTATGGACTGTCCTAACTGTAAAGGATACAAAACTTTTACGGCCACCAACAATATGGGTAGTCTTGTATGGAATTGTTATAAAGTGTCTTGCTTTGTGTCTGGTGGTGTTCGTGTTCAACTAACATCGGAAGATATAAAAAAGTCTTTGGGATTTGCTGTAGAGGAGTTGGACAATGCAGATTTTACCATGCCAGAGTATGTCGTGCCGTGCAATGGCCAGCGTGAACTTACTAGATTTACAGCTAGGTATGGCATTGACGAATGGGAATTATATTATGATGTAAAAGATAGTCGTGCTGTTTTTCCTATCGTCCATGATGGCGTCATTATTGATGCTGTAGGCAGAAGTTTAAGAAATAGCTTGCCTAAATGGAAAAAGTATGGTAAGAGTGGGTTGCCGTTTTCTTATGGGTTAGGGAAAGTGGCAGTCGTTGTCGAGGACTGCATTAGTGCTAGTGTAGTTGGGAGAGATGAATTTGTGGGTGTTGCTGTGTTGGGTACATCTCTTTCCGAATCACACAAAAAGTATCTATCGCAGTTCTCGACTGTAATAGTGGCACTTGACCCAGATGCCTTGCCAAAAACTGTAGCGTTTAGTAAAGAGTTAAGAGGGCATGTGAATAATGTAAAGGTTTTACGTTTGACAGATGACTTGAAGTACCGTAATGAAACAGACATAAACAATTTAAATAGAATGGGAGACACAGCATGGAATTAAGTTTAGTCAGAAGTCTAATGGATAGAACCTTTTACGAGGAGCATAGAGGTGCTAGATGCCCAGACAGATTATTTAGTAAAGATGTACGAAAGATAAAAGGTGCAATTGATAAAGCGATGTACAACTACGAAAGAACCGTCACACCAGACGAGATTGAAGCGTTGTTCATGGCCAACAATCCTACACTAACAACTGCACAGAAAGGTGCATATGGAGATTTATTCAAACGGATTAAGAAAGAGAATCCTTTGGGTAATGATGTGGCACAGGAAGTCTTATCAAAGTTATTCCAACAAGTTGTGGGAGAAGACATTGCCAATCTAGGATTTGATTATGTAAATGGTTCGCAGACGAGCCTTGAGCCTTTACGTAATATCCTTGAGAGTTATGGTGATGACTTCACACCCAACCTTAACGTAGAGTGGGATGATATGGATGTAGACACTTTGTTACAGAAAAACGACATGGAAGCCAGATGGTCTTTCAATATATCGTCCCTTACTAGGGTCGTTGAGGGTGTCAACGATGGACACCTCATTGAAGTGGGTGCTAGACCCAATACAGGTAAAACGTCTTTTCATGCGAGTTTGATTGCTGGAGTAAATGGTTTCGCAAGGCAGGGTGCTAAGTGTGTCGTGCTTTGCAATGAAGAGGGCAGTCACCGTGTGGGTCTACGCTACCTCACTTCTGCTACTGGTATGGATAAGTACCAGATAAAAGAGAATCCTAGTAAAGCGAAAGAGTTGTATGCACCAATACAAAAGAATGTCAAGCTACGTGACGCTACTGGCAAGGACATGTCTTGGGTTGAGAGTGTGTGCAAGTCTTATTCACCAGATGTCGTTGTGTTAGATATGGGTGACAAGTTTGCTAAGACACAAGGCTTTGCACGACAAGACGAAGCGTTGAAAGCAAATGCTGTCCATGCTCGTATGATTGCAAAACAACACAAGTGTGCCATATTCTATATGTCACAGTTGTCTGCCGAAGCAGAGGGCAAGGTTGTATTGAACCAAGCCATGATGGAGGGTAGTCGCACAGGAAAAGCAGCTGAAGCCGATTTAATGATTTTGATAGCAAAAGATGCCCCTGTAAATAACAAGAGTGGTAACGATGATGGTGGTGAAGAAAGCACGTTGCGACATATTAATGTTGTCAAGAATAAACTGTCTGGATGGCATGGTAGAATTGTGTGTGATTTAGACTACAAAACAGCGAGGTATACAGCATGATGAATTTAGGTTTAGATAAATTTACTAAAAAAGACTTACCCAACTTAGAGTCTAAACTAACAATAGCCAAGTTTAATTTAGCTAAATGTGACGAAGATAATTATCATAAAGACATTTATTCAAATCATTATGAGAGAGATGTTAGAAGAATAGAAAAATTAATATCCTTGATACATGAAGATTTAGAAATAGAAGATTATAAAGATGGTCTTGTTTTAATAGATAAAAAATTTGTTGTGTCTTTATTGCATAATAACTGGAGAGTTTTAAATAAAAATACATGGTATAAACACAGAGATATTAAGCATTTTGTGAGCAACTACATAAGAAAGGACACAGCGTGATAAAATATAATAAAAAGGGTGAGAATGTTAATTGGACAAGTGTTAAGTATAACTCATACAGAAAAAGATTGGAGAAGAAGAAAGAGTATATTAAGAGGGTAAAGAGAATGATAGGTGGTTGTATAAAATGTGGATTTAATGAAAGTCCTCACGCATTACAATTTGACCACCTAGATAAATCAGAAAAGAGAGACTCTATAAGTAACCTTGTTCATGCTGGTGGTGGTATAAGAACTCTCAAAGTAGAAATAAGAAAATGTCAGTTGCTTTGTGCAAATTGCCATGCTATAAAGACTTATGAAGAGAAAGACTATTTAGCAAAAAAAGGTACACCAAAAGGGTATCAAGGAGGTAATAATGAAGTTAGTGCTTGACATAGAAAATACAGTTACGAAAAGAAATGGTCGTACACACCTAGACCCTTTTGAGAAAAACAATTCTCTTGTTATGGTGGGTATGAAAGCAGACTTTGGCGAAACAATAATTACATTTGACCACAGTGAGAAAGAGCCTACAGAAAATGGTAGGGACATTGTACAGGCAACACTGGACAAGACTACAGTTCTTGTGTGTCACAATGTTGCACATGATCTTGTTTGGTTATGGGAGTCTGGATTTAAATATAACGGTATTGTTTTTGATACAATGCTGGGCGATTATGTTTTGCAGAGAGGACAAAAGAAACCTCTATCATTGGAGATGTGTGCAGAGAGATACAAGCTGGACACAAAGAAGCAAGACACATTAAAAGAATATTTTAAGAAAGATTATTCTGTACGTGATATACCTCATGCAGAACTATCTGAGTATTTGATAGCTGATCTACGTGCTACAGATCAACTAGCCGACAAACTGTTTCAAAGATTATCTGGGGACGATGCTGGTCTAATGAACACAGTAAGTCTTACAAACATGGTGGCTGTTTGCTTGTGTAAAATATACAGGGATGGATTCTCTGTAAACTATGTTGAGTTAGAAGAGGTGAAACAAGAGTTTGAAGCAGAGAAGAAAGCGTTGATACAAGACCTAAACACACAAGTTAGAGAACTTATGGGCGATATTCCTATCAATCTAAATAGCCCAGAGCAACTATCATGGGTGATATACAGCCGTAAACCAAAGGACAAGAACGATTGGTCTAGTTGTTTCCACAATAGAATGGATCACGAATCTTTCAGTAAAAAGATACGAGCAAAGGCTGAAACAATATACAAGAAGAAAGCATTTAGATGTGAAGCTTGTGATGGTAAAGGTTTCATACAGAAAATTAGAAAAGATGGCAAGCCTTATGCTAAGATGTCAAAGTGTTCTGTCTGCGACAGTCAAGGATTTATTTACAAGCAAACCTCAAAAGAGATAGCAGGTTTGAAAAGACAGCCTTGCAACTCAAGATGGGTAAGTCATAGTGGATTCACTATCAACAAAGCAAATATAGAAACGCTAGAGAACAAGGCTAGAAGAGAGGGAGATGCTGACGCTGAAAGATTCTTGAAGAACATAAGAAGATTATCTGCTGTGGAAACATACTTGTCCAGCTTTGTAGAGGGCATTGCAGACCACGTTAAGCTTGATGGCAGACTGCATGTACGGTTGTTACAGCATCGTACCTCTACAGGGCGATTTAGTGGAGCAGACCCTAACATGCAAAACATGCCCAGAGGTGGTACATTTCCTGTGAAGAGGGTCTTTGTATCTCGTTGGAGTGACAAAGGTGGTGAGATAATGGAATCCGACTTTGCACAGCTAGAGTTTAGAGTTGCTACGTTTTTGTCCCAAGATAAGACAGCCATGCGAGAGATAGCCAATGGTGTAGATGTTCATGCTTACACAGCTAAAGTTATTAGTGAAGCAGGACAGCCTACTACAAGACAGGAAGCTAAAGCACACACGTTTGCACCTTTGTATGGTGCGACAGGATATGGCAGAACGACAGCCGAAGCTGAATACTATGAGCAGTTTACAAGCAAGTATGAGGGTATTGGAGCATGGCACGAGAGCCTTGCAAACGAAGCAATAGAAACATTGAAAATACGCACACCGTCTGGTAGAGAGTTTTCTTTCCCAGATGTAGAGAGAAAAGGCAAAGGTAAAGTTACGTATGGGACACAGATTAAGAACTATCCTGTACAAAGTTTTGCTACGGCAGACATAGTACCTCTTGTGCTTGTAAAGATTAGCGAAAGATTAGAGAATATGCAGAGTTGTATAGTAAATTCTGTGCATGATTCTATCGTTATTGACGTACATCCAGACGAGAAAGATGCCGTACTAAAAATAATGAGAGACATTAATAAAAATTTAAAAAATATTGTTGACAATCACTTCAATATAGATTTTAATGTACCTTTATTATTAGAATCAAAAATAGGAAATAATTGGCTTGACACCAAAGATGTCCTATGATATAACTATAGTTCTTTAATTTAGATAAGGAGATAAATACATGAGTACAACAATCACAACAATAGATACAGATAACTACGCAGTCATGGCCAAAGCTATGGGCATGGCAACAGAAACAAACACAAAGCAAAAGGCCAGCACTCTTGCTAGGCTACGCATAAACCATTCACCTTTGATGGGTCAGTCTGAGATCAACGGCAAGTCTGTCAACGTAGAAGTTGTAGAGGGTGGAACATACAAGCTGGAGATACCAGATGGTGAAACATTTTATTCCACCACAGCCAATGTTCGTCCGTTCCTACAACGCTATATGTACAAGCGATTTGTCATGGGTTCTGGTGATACACCAAACAAGTACATCAAGACTGTTATGAATGACGATCTTAATGTTGACCTCAAGGACAATGACGGTGGTTTCAACTGTGGTAAACCTGCTGGGTTCATACAAGACTTCAAGGCACTAGACCAGAAGACACAGGACTTGATAAAGCAAATCAAAAGAGTCCGTGTTATCTTAGGGACAGTTGAGTTGAAGAACCCTGTTGATTCAAAGGGTATTCCTGCTGAACTGGGTGTTACTCCATTCATTTGGGAAGTAGAAAACAGGGACGCTTTTAAAATATTAGGCAACTGTTTTGTAAAGCTGTCTAAGATGAAAAGGCTACCACCACAGCATATGATAGAGGTGGCCACAGAGCAGAGAAAGCTACCAAATGGTAATAGCTTTTACATTCCATCTGCATCTCTAAACCTATCAGATGTCATCAAGCTATCTGATGAAGACCAACAAACTTTTGCCGACTTCATGCAGTGGATTGATAACTACAATGACTATATTATAAATGCTTGGGGAGAGAACTCTCGCAAGAAAGAAGATATGGATGTAGATGTGGTGGATGAAATAATTGATAACGAAGAAATACCGTTTGAATGAAACATCCATCTGAAATAGCATTGCATCAATACCTTGACGATGCCACTAACGGAAAGTCCTCTATGTCTGCCAAAACTATAGCAGGTATAAAGAAAGACATAGGGGAAGCTCTCAAGCGTCAGTTCGGTAGTCGCACAAAGCGTAGGAAGTTTCAGCTAAGAATGTCCAACGTAGGTAGACCGTCTTGTCAACTCTGGTTTGAAAAGAACCAGCCAGAAAAGTCAGACCCTCTGCCTACAACATTCGTAATGAATATGATGCTAGGTGATATAGTTGAAGCTGTATTCAAAGGTTTGATGAAAGAAGCCAAAATAAAATTTGAAGATTCAGACAAAGTATATCTAAATGTAGCAGATGAAAAAGTTAGTGGCACATATGATCTAATATTAGATGATGCTGTTGATGACATCAAGTCTGCTTCTGATTGGTCTTACAGAAATAAGTTTGAATCTTTTGATACACTTTCTGCTGATGATGCTTTTGGTTATGTTGGCCAACTGGCTGGATATGCCAAAGCTTTGGGCAAGAAAGCAGGGGGATGGTGGGTTGTAAATAAAGCTAATGGTAGTTTTAAATATGTACCTGCCGAAAACATAGACGTTGACAACGAGGTTAAAAAGCTTGAAGAAAACGTCAAAGTAGTAAAGAGTAATGTGTTTAAACGGTGTTATGAATCTGAAGAAGAAACATTCAGAGGTAAGCCAACTGGTAACAGAGTGCTAGGCAAAACATGTTCTTTCTGCCGATATAAACATTCGTGCTGGGAGAACTTGCAAGAGCTACCATCTTTGTTGTCTAAGGCTAAAGAGCCAAAGATTGTTTCGTATGTTAGCATTAGAAAGGAGAAAGTAGCATGAATGACAAATCAAATCCTACACTAGAGGAAATGGCTAGTGAAATATCTGAAATGGAAAAGCAACTTTTAGAGATGAAAAAGGCTTATCGTGAAAAAAAGTATGAGGGATTGAAGATAGCTATGGATGCCAGAAAATCGGCAGACGAAGCTGTTAATGAAGAGTTAAAATCTCTTGGCCTAAGAGCTTTTCCGTTTAACAGGTCTACATCTATTTGGTGGTAGGTGTTTAAGTCTACTAAATATAAGGTAGCACGTAGGCTAGGTTTTCGTAGTGGTCTTGAAGTCAAGATCGCAGAGGAGTTGAAAGAACTCTCCATTCCATTTATATACGAGGGTATGAAGATAGAATGGGAAGACCTAGCTTATCGTATGTATACACCAGATTTTGTATTGCCAAACGGTATTATAATAGAAACTAAGGGCAGATTTACTGTAGCTGATAGACGGAAACATTTGTTAATTAAGAAACAACATCCTAAATTAGACATTAGATTTGTTTTTGAAAACGAAAACAACAAACTGAGAAAAGGATCTAAGACCTCTTATGGTAGATGGTGCGAGAAGAATGACTTTATGTATTGCACTAGAGTTATACCAGAGAAGTGGCTCAAGAAAAGAGGTACAAACAAACATCCAGAACTCATACAATTTAGGAACAAGAAGATATGAAAAACAAAACTCTAAACTATCTAGGTTTCAAAGATGAAGAAATGAGTATTCGTGTATCGCCAGAGATTGTTGATGGTATATGGACAGGTAATATAAATTTAAGTGTTGATGCTTTTGATCACAGTCCCTTGAACGATATGGACTATTTTTCTTTGATGAACTTTGTTAGGATGATTATGGCTGTGCCTGTTCTTATGGAAGAGGATGCAACTGCTAGAGAAAAACTTTATAGTATATTAGAAAAAGAGATTGACCCACCTAAAAAGAATGGTAAGATAATCAGTAGAAAGGATAATATAATAACTATTAATTTTAACAGTAAAACAGATGGGAGTGCGTAGTATGGCCAAATGGGAAATGAATTGTAAGGATAAAGATATGGTAAATAGTCCACCACATTATAATAAGTATGGTATAGAATGTATAGATGCAATAATGTCAGCCACTGGAGAAGGGTTTGAATATTATCTGCAAGGAAATATAATGAAGTATTTGTGGAGATACAGATACAAGAACGGTGTGCAGGATTTAGAGAAAGCACAGTGGTATCTAAATAAGTTGATAGAGATAAAAAAGGATGACAAGAAGTCTCCAGATTTATTCTCTTCCTTTGGTATAGAGTTGAGTGATGGTTGTTAAAATATATTTAACATTGGATGTGGACAAAGATGAATATCCAATCCCTGCTGACGGTGATCCCAGTGAAGAGATACAAGAAGCATTAGAAGAGTTTATCTATGATATTGATGGGCTAAAAGTAAAACATATAAAGATAACAATGGAGAGCTAATATGAATGATTATCAAAAATTTATTGCAATATCTAGGTATGCTAGGTGGATTGACGAAGAGAACAGAAGAGAAACATGGGAAGAAACCGTGCAGAGATACGTGGACTACATTACTGAGAAAGTTAAAGGCCACTTACCTAAACAACAGATTATTGATGCTATAACTAAACTAGAAGTTATGCCATCTATGAGAGCATTGATGACAGCAGGTTCTGCACTTGAGAGAGACAACACGGCAGGATACAACTGTAGCTATCTTCCTGTTGATGATCCAAAAGCTTTTGACGAAGCTATGTATATTCTTTTGTGTGGCACTGGTGTTGGGTTCTCTGTGGAGAGACAATATGTAAACCAACTTCCAGAGATTCCACAGGTTTTAGAAGAAGTTGATACATGTATACAAGTACAGGATAGCAAAGAAGGATGGGCAAAAGCATTACGCAAGCTCATAGGACATCTATACATGGGCGAAGTTCCTGTGTGGGATATGGCAAAGGTCAGACCTGCAGGTGCTAGGCTAAAAGTATTTGGTGGTAGAGCTAGTGGTCCTGCTCCTCTCATTGATCTATTTAATTTTACTGTTGCTTTGTTTAGACACAATCAAGGTCGTAAACTATCTAGTTATGATTGTCACAATCTTATGTGTAAGGTTGGAGAAGTTGTAGTGTCTGGTGGTGTACGTAGATCAGCCATGATTAGTCTGTCTAACCTCTCAGATCAACGTATGCGACATGCTAAGTCTGGTAAATGGTGGGAGACAGCACCACAGATGGCTCTCTCAAACAACTCTGTGTGCTACACCGACAAGCCAGATGGTGAGACATTCTTACGTGAGTGGGCATCCCTTGTAGAATCAAAGTCTGGAGAACGTGGCATATTCAACAGGATATCAGCAAAAGAACAGGCAAAGAAGTTTGGTAGAAGAGATGCAGACCATGAGTTCGGTTGCAATCCTTGCAGTGAAATCATACTGCGTCCCTACCAGTTCTGCAATCTTACAGAGGTTGTAATACGAGAGAAAGATAAGTTTGATGATTTAAAAAGGAAGGTTATGCTTGCTACTATACTTGGCACAGCACAAGCTACACTAACTAAGTTCCCATACTTGCGAAAGATATGGCAGAAGAATACTGAAGAGGAAAGACTTCTTGGTGTTAGCCTTACAGGTATTATGGATAATGAATTAACAAATGGAAAGAAACATGGACTTGAAAAAACCCTTACAGCACTTAGAGAAATCGCAGTCGAAACAAACAAAGAGTGGTCTGCAATCTTTGGAATCCCACAAAGCACAGCAATCACCTGTGTCAAACCAAGTGGGACAGTATCGCAACTTGTGGACTCAAGCAGTGGTATCCACCCTCGTCATAGCAGTTATTATATTCGTACCGTTAGGGGCGATAATAAAGATCCTCTTACTAACTTCATGATAGATAGTGGTATACCAAGTGAGCCAGACTTTATGAAGCCAGACACACAAACGGTGTTTAGCTTTCCGATGAGGTCACCTAAGAAATCTGTAGTGAGAAACGACATGACAGCTATTCAACAGCTAGAGATGTGGCTTCTCTATCAGCGACATTGGTGTGAACACAAGCCTTCTGTTACAATATCTGTTCGTGATGAAGAATGGATGGAAGTGGGTGCGTTTGTATTTAAACACTTTGACGAAATGTCTGGTGTTTCTTTCTTACCACACTTAGACCATACTTATCAACAAGCACCCTATCAAGATTGTACAAAAGCTGTATACGATGATTTTAGCAGTAAGTTCAGTCATATTGATTGGAATAAGTTTACAGATTATGAGAAAGAAGATAACACTAATTCTTCTCAGACCTTTGCCTGTTCTGGTGACAGTTGTGAGATAGTGGACATAGGAGCTTAGTATGAAGTATTTATCCAGAAAAGAACGTGGTCTAGGCAAGCACGATGCACCGTTAAAGATACAGTGGATGAAAGGCTATGATGCGTTTGCATATGGAAAGATTCGCAACCCTTATGGCTCTGATACAATGTTATACAGAGAATGGGAACGTGGGTTCAACACAGCCTACTATGATAATTTAACTAGAGGTAGAGATGCAGTTAGAAAAAGAAGCAAAGGCTTTCATGGACAGAAAAAGCAGAGAGCCACGCACTCTGTTTGAGGTGTTGAAAGAAATAAATA